CGGCGCAAAGCTGATTTTCTTGGGCACCAACTCCAACACCGCACAAAGCCACAATGGCGACCTGTACGTGGATGAAATCTTTTGGATCCCCAACTTCCAGAAGCTGCGAAAGGTCGCCAGCGGCATGGCCTCGCAGGAACATCTGCGCACCACCTATTTCTCCACACCGTCGGCTCTGACGCACGGCGCGTATCCGTTCTGGTCAGGCGAACTGTTCAACAAGGGGCGGGAAAATCCGAACGACCGGATTGAACTGGATATCGGGCATCACGCCCTGGCGAAAGGTCGGCTTTGTGAGGACGGGCAGTGGCGGCAAATCGTCACGATTGAGGATGCGCTAGCCGGTGGCTGCAACCTGTTCAACATCGACACGCTGAAGCAGGAGAACAGCGCGGAGGACTTCCGCAACCTGTTCATGTGTGAGTTTGTTGACGATCAGGCGTCCGTGTTCCCGTTCGCCGAGCTGCAACGTTGCATGGTGGAAAGCGCGGAGGAATGGGAGGATTTCAGCCCGTTCGCCCTGCGTCCGTTTGGCTATCGCGCCGTCTGGATTGGTTACGACCCGTCACACACCGGCGACAGCGCGGGCTGTGCCGTAGTGGCTCCGCCGCTGGTGGACGGGGGAAAATTCCGCGTGCTGGAACGTCACCAGTGGAAAGGCATGGACTTTGCCGCACAGGCGAAAAGCATTGAGGAGTTAACGAAACGATACTGCGTGGAATACATCGGTGTGGACGCCACCGGCATTGGTCAGGGCGTTTTCCAGCTTGTCCGGCAGTTCTTCCCCGCCGCGATGGAAATCAGGTATAGCCCGGAAACGAAAACGAAAATGGTACTGAAAGCCAAAGACACCATCACGTCCGGACGCCTGGAATATGACACCAACCATAAAGACATCACCTCGTCATTCATGGCGATCCGCAAAACCATGACCGCCAGCGGCAGCCGTTCCACCTACGAAGCCAGCCGCAGCGAGGAAGCCAGTCACGCCGATGTCGCCTGGGCAATCATGCACGCACTGCTTAACGAACCCCTGACCGCCGCGAACGGCGGCCAAAGCCCTAACATCCTGGAGTTTTATTAATATGAGTAAGCGCAAATTCCGCAAGGCGGCGCAAACAGCAGTCACCGCAACGGCGCAGCAGACCAGCGGCGCGGAGGCGTTTAGCTTTGGCGATCCGACGCCGGTATTAGACCGCCGTGAAATCCTGGATTACATCGAATGCACGGGGAACGGCCAGTGGTACGAGCCGCCGGTCAGCTTTGACGGACTGGCTCGTACGCTGCGGGCGGCGGTGCATCACAGTTCATCGCTCTACGTTAAGCGTAATATTCTGGCCTCCACCTATATCCCGCATCCGCTGTTATCACAGCAGGAATTCAGCCGGTTTGCTCTGGATTACCTGGTATTCGGAAATGCGTTTTTAGAGGTGATCCGCAACCAGCTCGGCGACGCCGTGGTGATGAAAACCGTGCCCGCTAAATATGCACGACGCGGCGTTGAGCCAGATACTTACTGGTTTGTGCAGCAGTGGAAGGACGCCCATCAGTTTGAAGCAGGCAGCGTGTTTCATCTGATTGAGCCGGATATTAATCAGGAACTCTACGGCCTGCCGGAATATCTCAGCGCCCTGAATTCCGCCTGGCTCAATGAAGCCGCCACGCTGTTCCGCCGCAAGTATTACCAGAACGGCGCGCACGCTGGTTACATTCTGTATATGACGGACGCCGCGCAAAGCAGCAGTGATATTGATCAGATGCGCAAAGCGATGCGTGACACGAAAGGTCTGGGCAACTTCCGCAACCTGTTCATGTACGCGCCGAACGGCAAGCCGGACGGGATCAAGATTTTGCCGCTGAGTGAAGTCGCGACGAAAGATGATTTCTTCAACATCAAGAAAGCCAGCCAGAATGACCTGCTTTGCGCGCACCGCGTGCCGCCGCAGATGATGGGCATCATTCCTGAAAACAGCGGGGGCTTTGGTGATTCAGTGAAGGCGTCGCAGGTTTTTGTGAGGAATGAGCTGACGCCGTTGCAGGAACGGTTTAAGGAGTTGAATGCATGGTTTGGGGAGGAGGTGATTAGGTTTACTTCTTACGAGCTTACGTCAGAGTAAAAAGTAAAGCCCGAAGTTCGGGGCTTTACTATGCTTTACTCTTTTGCTGTATTGACTTAACTCTTGATCTGATTCTCGGCTAACATAAAAAACGGGCGTAGCTAGATATACTGCCTACAGAACTGCCTGATGGGTCGAGTGAGGAACTACCGCCAAGCTTTAATAAACCAAGAGGTGGTAGGCTTGATCAAATAACTCTAATCATAGGTATATCTAATTTATAAAGTTCAGATTGTATAATTTTTGTAGAAACCCCCATTTTCTTTATTTTTTGGGTTAGGTTAGAAACATCTTCATCGAGTAAACGAGGATCAAGACAAATCTCATCAAATAAACTATCTGTATCAATATCTATTTTATATAATCCGTTCACTCCGTTTTTATTTCCAATATCATCCACAATGACTCTTATTTCATTTTCATGTGAAAATTCAGTTCTTTTTATACATAAAAGCTTTGCAAATTTGTCATTTTGTCCACCAGCAATAATATCAGAAAATGTAACTGTTTCCATAAAATTAATAAGTTCCGCTTTACTTTTATACTCAACCTTCCCCATGAAATATTTCAAGTTACAAAATTCTTCTGATCCATTAAATATCGAATAAAACAATTTTCTGGCTGTCGTTTTAACTCGAACACCATCCTTTTCATGGCTATATATTCGCCACATTGCATCAGTATCTTCATTCTCAGTCCAGCATTGTCCATACCAGGAATTCTTTAAATCTTCGATAGAAGCTACTTCACCATTGCCGAGATCAACTTTGGTTCTCAGGAAAAAATTTTCATATGGGTCATCCCACATGGACGGTTGAACTAGTGTCAATTTTTGATTTTTAATTAACTCTTCAAATCTCTCGTAACTGAATATTCTAAAAATTGGAATATCGATATTATCAATATTGAAAATGTTTTTTTCAATTGCGTTATTTACTATTGACATAATAATTAACCTCCACTTTATTTAGACATTAGTTGAAAATATTAATTTCATATCTGCACTTTAAATGATTGTTTATTTATCGCCAGATTGTTTCAAATTTGGAACGTAATGTATAGTGACCTTTTGAACTGACATAACATTTCGATACTAGACCTAAATTTTACTTCAGCGGAGCAGCCATGACCCGTATGTGCATCATTTACTCATGATATTTAACATCAAATCATTATACGAGTAAGGTGCAAGTTGTGCCTCTTTGTATCTCCCTGTGTTAATATGTATTTTATTATGAGTTAGTTCCTCATCCGATACTAAGTAGCTCGTATGAAAATAGTTGCCAACTATTAATTAAAAGTTGACTGTCAAGATTAATTTAACTTTCTCAACCAAGTTACACTTTTGTCTATCTTGCCTCTTTCAACCGCTGTCTCATGTTTTTTTGAAAAAGTATTATGCATCTTTTCATCAAGGGAGGGGCTAGCGAGAAGCACCACTGGGCTGTGGTTGAAAAAACGAGTCACAGGCTTAGATAGATCAATATGAAAGTCGAAAGAAAAAATTGAAAATAAAAAGTTATCTTCCTTTTTTTTTCTTGCTGGGAATATTACACCAAACCTCAGCGTCCAAAATGCGGGTACGATTTCGACTCGGAAATTTAAAGGGTTAGCGATCTTATCAAATAGATACAACCTCATTTTTTCCTTGGTAGCATCATCTATCTCAATAGATTTATAGTTACTACCCCAATCGAAAGTACCGCGCCAAAACATGCTTATCGCGAAGTAATAAAGATCATCCATTTTTATTTCATTAGCAAAACCAGGCCCTATAGATACTTGGGGTGCTAAGTCACCACCTGAATCCCATATTGGAATAAGTTTATGTTTTGCAATTTTAAATAGATTGGCTGCATCTACCTTATTTATCGGAGATAGGCATTCTTCAGCAAAATAATCCTCGCCATGGATTTTTAACTTATGCTCACAATCAGGGCATAATAGATGTTTTTTCAACTCTCTTGGAAGAACATATGTATTATTTTCACTATCAACATAATTTAATGTTTTCCCCTCTGACAACATCTTCCTTGAACGCCGGTATACGTGATGAGGAAGGAAATGACTGTTAAGAATTATTGGTACATCATTAGTGCACATAGGGCAATTGTACATTTTTTATCCTCTTAAA